TTCCGTATCAACACCTTGTATTACATCAAGAACAAGGGCGGTCGGAAGGTCAAGTTTCACCCGAACGCAGCGCAGCGACAGCGTTACGTTAACGGGCATTCTCGCAACATCATTCTGAAAGCCAGGCAATTAGGCTTCACCACGTTCGAAATGATTGATGCGCTTGATGACTGCTTGTTTACGGATAACTTCAGCGCCGGCTGCATCTGTCACAACTTGGACGATGCCAAGGATATTTTCCGAAACAAAATCACGTTTGCGTATCGACACATCCCCGACACCTGGTTGGCGCTGTTCGAAGAAATCGGCTTACGGTTTCCCCGACCAGTAAGCGACAAGGGCGATCTGGCGCCTACGTGTTCGATAACGGATCCAGTATCAACGTTAGCACCAGTTATCGAGGTGGGACGCTGCAGCGGCTGCACGTATCAGAGTTCGGTAAATCTGTAAACAGTCCCGAGCAAGGCTCAGGAGATTGTTACCGGTGCATTTGAAGCGGTAGCTCTGGGCAACCAGATCACGCTGGAGTCTACCGCAGAGGGCCGAGAAGGCTACTTTTCGATTACTGCGCAAACGCTCGCAACCTGCAAGACCTTGAGCGTCAACTGACTGGCCTGGACTTTAAATTTCACTTTTCCCGTGGTGGCAAGAGCCATCGTATGCCATGGACGCTGCGACTGTAGTGATTCCAGCAAGATTGCACGAATACTTTGAAGACCTGGACCAAAAGAGCGGCATTCAAACCACGCCAGATCAGCAAGCCTGGTACGCTAAAAAGTCTGAAATTCTGCAAGACGATATGCAACGAGAGTACCCGTCAACCCCTGACGAGGCCTTCAACCAGTCGGTTGAGGGCGCTTACTACGCTACACAAATGCGCTTTTTACGCACAAACAAGCGACTCACGACCGAGGTTCAGCCTAATCCGCAACTGCCCGTATTCACCGGCTGGGACTTGGGCATGAACGACGCAATGGTGATCTGGTTTGCGCAAGTTGTGGGCCGAGAAGTTCACCTAATTGACTACATGGAAGGTCAGGGCGAGGGGATTGAATACTACGCTAACGAATTGAACAAGAAGGGCTATCGCTACGGCGGGCATTACGGGCCGCACGATCTGGCGGTACGTGAGCTGGGCACAGGATTGTCACGTGTCGATGTGGCCAGGCAGTTCGGTATCAATTTCGACGTAATCCCTCGCATCAGCAATCAAGCGGAAGGGGTACAGGCGGTTCGCCAGTTCCTACCCACATGCTGGATCAATGAAGAAACCTGCGCACAGGGCGTCGCCTGCCTGGACAGCTACCGGAAGGAATGGGACGACAAGCGCGGCGTTTACAAGGACAAAGCCACGGCACGATTGGGCATCTCACGGTGCAAAGGCGCTTGAAACCCTCGCAAGGGCTGACCTCTTCGCTCGCATTTCACGACAAGATTTTGCCAAGTCACGCCCGCCAAGTCGGCGCGGTAGCTGGGCAGCACACACTTAGGAGCAACCATGGCCATTCTTGATTCCAACAAACCCGTTAGCTTGACCCAACGGGAGATTGCTGTGGTGGTCGCGCAAGCCGTGGCCAAAACCGGATTACCCATCCCTGGCGGCAAGTTTCGCAACGATGTAGATCACATTCAGATTGACCCGATTGTGATTGAAGCCCGCGTAACCCAACCAAAGCAGGGCGTCCGGCTGCAGTTTGAGGTCACCGGTGGATTCGGAGTCTCGTTGAACGTCAACCTGGAAGAATTTGAAGAAAACCCGGTGTATTACCTGAAGGATCTGTTCAATCAGCTACACCCGATGATGCGAAATGTTCAGAAGCTGCGCGACAAGAAGCGCATTGAAAACCAAGCCATGTACGACTTTCTGACCAAGGGAGCTGCCGCGAATGGCTAGTCTGGGGCTGATGCAGTACAAATCTGCCGGTGATCTACGGGCCGATGATGAAAACGAAGCCCAGCGCACGTCCGATGCCGACTCGCGCAAACGTGAATTGATAGAAAGCTCTCTGGGCTCTCACATACGGCGCTCGTGGGAAGAGGCTAAGATGGCCAAGCAAGAAGTGGATTATCGCTTGCTGGATTGCCTGCGCCGCCGAAAAGGTGAATATGACCCGAGTAAGCTGTCCGCTATCAAAGCCGAAGGCGGCAGTGCCATTTACATGATGCTGACCACCACCAAGTGCCGTGCCGCTTCAGCGTGGGTGCGCGATATTCTGATGCCGTCCACCGAAAAGCCGTGGGGATTAGATCCAACCCCATTAGCCGAAGTGCCGCCCGAATTTGTGCAGCCTGTATTCCAGCAGTTCATGCAGCAGGCACTGCAGCAGGCGCAAGAATCCGGCGAGCAGCCTGACCCTGAAAAACTGATGGAAGATGCTGAGAAGCACATTCGTAAGGTCGTGCAGGAAAAAGCGCGGGAGGCCGCTGAGCGCCACGAAGAATTGATTAACGATCAAATGGCCGAAGGTGAGTGGGATGAAGCGTTTGAAGGCTTCATTGATGATTTTGTCACCTACCCGGCAGGGTTTGTTCGAGGCCATAACCTGCGCCGAGTTTCATCCCTGGGGCTGGGATGGAAAGGGCTGGAAGGCGGTTAAGACGCAAGAGATTAAGCCTCAGTGGTATCGCGTCAGTCCGTTCGACATTTACCCCAGTGCAGACGCTACCACTATTGATGATGGCGCCTACATCATTGAACGAGCCCGGTTCACACGCGCACATCTCAACAAGCTGATGGGGTGCCGGGTTACAGAAGAAGCCATTCGAGCGGTTTTGACGAGCATGGCCAAAGCGGCTTGCGGACTGGCTGTGGACCGACGGCGAGCGGGCGGAACTGGAAGGACGAGGCCATGAATGGCTGACCCGAGGCCAGACCATCGACGGCCTGATTTATTGCGGCGGAGCGCAGGGCACCAGTCTGCTGCAGTGGGGCGTGAATCCGGACGACGTAGAAGACCCGCTGGCCGAATACGAAGTAGAGGCCACGCTGATTGGCAATCACGTCATTCGCGTAAAGATCAACCGTGACCCGCTGGAACGCCGCCCGTATCACACCGCCAGTTATCAGCCGGTGCCGGGTTCGTTCTGGGGGCAAGGCATTCCGGAGTTGATGGCTGACATTCAGGACGTGTGCAACGCCACCGCCCGGTCGCTGGTCAACAACCTGGCCATTTCCTCCGGCCCGCAGGTCGAGGTGTATCACGAGCGCCTGGATCCGACAGAAAACGCCGACGACATTTACCCCTGGAAAATATGGCGCACCAAAGACTCAACCATTACCGGCAACAACCCCGCCGTGCGCTTCTACCAGCCGAGCAGCAATGCCGCTGAATTGTTGGGCGTGTATGAGAAGTTTGAGCTCCGCGCTGACGACGCCACCAATATTCCGCGCTATTCCTACGGTAACGAGAATGTAGGCGGGGCAGGCCAGACTGCATCCGGCCTGTCGATGCTAATGGAGAGCGCTAACAAGGGCATCAAGGACGCCATCCGGCACATTGACCGGGGCGTGGTTCGTCGTGTAGTGGAAGCGCTCTGGCTGCACAACATGCAGTATTCCGACGATAACAGCATCAAAGGCGATGCGGCGGTTATCCCTCGCGGCTCATCGGCCATGTTGATTCGTGAACAGACGCACAATATGCGCTCACAATTCCTGCAAATGACCAATAACCCGACCGATCTGGCGATCATTGGCCAGGAAGGGCGCCGCAAGTTGTTGGAATCCATTTCTGAAAAGCTGGATCTGCCAGGTTCTATCCCCACCGAGGACGAAATGGAGCAGAACACCGCCGCGCAAAACGAAGCCGGTCAGATGATGCAGCAGTTGGAACAAGCCATTAAAAAGGCCGAGATGCAGGAAAAGACCGCCAAAGCTGAAAAGACCATGGCCGAAGTGGACGAAACCCGCGCCGACACCCAGAAAACGCAGACCCTAACGCCGCTGGAAGCCAAAAAAATGCTGGCTGAAATCCTCAAAATGATGCAACCGGAGGCTACGAATGGACGAGCAGGACTGGAAAGCCCTGGCCAGAATCGCCAGCTCGCAGGACGGACGGCGCCTTCTGGCTATCTTGGCCAAGCGTCGGGAGGAATGCAGGGACAAACTGGAACGCCTGCCGGATACCCAGCAACTCAACAGGGTCCAGGGCTCCGCTGAAGCTATCAAGGAGTTACAGCAGAACCTGAATGAAGCCCGCGAAGTCGTGAACAAGCGCTTCAGCAAAGACTAATCACAGCCGGTATTCCGGCCCCACAACAAAGCCGCTTTCTCTTCACAGGGTAGGCGGCTTTTTTGTGGGCGAACGCTCAACAGCCTTACGCGAAGGCCGATTGAATCCGTGA